TACCGTGGCGGTGCGCTCAAGTACGTCATGCGCATGGGCACCAAGGACGAGAACGTCCAAGAGATTCGCAAGGGTGCGCACTACATGCAGAAGCTGGCCGAGGTGCTGCAAGAGCGTGACGACGAAGCAAAACACCAACTCGATACGGGGTGCCGAGGTGCTTGAAAAACAAATCGAAGCCAAGGTCTGCGACTACGCCAAGACCAAGAACGTGCTGGTCTACAAGTTCACCAGCCCCAATCGCATGGCCGTACCGGATCGCCTGTTCATCCGGCCCGATGGGTGCATGTGGTTCTGTGAGTTCAAGCGCGGGGGCCAGAAGCCCACGGACGCGCAAGAGCGTGAACACCACAGGCTGCGCCAGCACAAGGTGTCGGTGTTCGTGGTGGACAACGTGGATGACGGAAAGGCGATGGTGGACATGATGGTGATGGGAGTATGAGAGTCATATCCTGGTTCTCGTGCGGCGCCGCCAGTGCAGTTGCCACAGTTCTTGCCGCCATCAAATATGGCGAAATTGAAGCTGTGTATTGCAGAGTTGTCGAGGAACATGAAGACAACCTGCGGTTCCTTGACGACTTCACCCGAGTCACCGGCATTCCGGTCAAAGTCATCATGGACGAAAAACACCAAGGGTCAATCTACGAAGTGTTCACCAAACGGAAATTCATTAAAGGAAAAGGTGCGCCTTGCACCATGATTCTTAAAAAAGACATGCGCAAGTCGTATCAACGCCCCGGCGACATTCAGGTGTTTGGTTACACCGTTGAGGAACAGGATCGCGCTGACCGCTTTATCGATGGCAATAACGATGTACGCGAAGATTTTATTTTGATTGACAACAAGATCACTAAGCAAGATTGCTACGCGCATCTGACACGACTGGGGTTGCGGTTGCCAGCCATGTACCACCTTGGGTATACCAACAACAATTGCATCGGATGCGTCAAAGGCGGCATGGGTTATTGGAACAAGATTCGCAAAGACTTCCCAGACCGCTTCGACAAAATGGCGAAACTTGAAAGATTTATCGGACATGCCGTGAACAAAGATGAAAAAGGGCCTGTGTATTTGGACGAGTTGACACCTGATCGCGGACGGTTTAAGGCAGACATGCCAGCCGATTGCGGTTTTACCTGCGAGGTAAAAGATGCTGACACCTGACCTGCTCCACGGCTACCAGCAGAAGGCTGTCAACTTCCAATGCACTCACCCACACTCGATGCTGTGGCTGGACATGGGTTTGGGTAAGACCGTCATCACGCTGACCAGCCTTGCACACCTGATCAACACCGGCTTCCTGCGCGGCGTGATCATCGTGGCTCCGATCCGAGTGATCCGGTTGGTATGGCGGCAGGAAGCTGCGAAGTGGGAGCACACCAAGCACCTCAAGTTCAGCATGGTCGCAGGTACCAAGGATCAGCGCACCCGTGCTCTCCTGCGCCCTGCCGATGTCTACATGGTGAATTACGAAAACCTTGGCTGGCTGGCCGAAACGCTCCAGACCTACTTCGTCAAGAAGGATCGTCCGATGCCCTTCAACGGAATCGTCTGGGACGAGATCAGTAAGATGAAGAACAGCAGCACGAACCGGGTCAAGGCGTTTCGCAAGATCGCTGACCAGTTCGACTGGACCACGGGCCTCACTGGCACCCCTGCCAGCAACGGCTACAAAGACCTGCACGGTCAGTTCCTCGTGGTGGACAGGGGTGAGCGTCTGGGCACCAGTAAGACGGCCTTCCGCACCCTGTTCTACCGCAAGGTGGGGCCGTACAAAGAGGTGCCCTACGACGACACCGAGGACACCATCAAGAAGCTGATCGGTGACATCACGCTGGAGATGTCAGCCGAGGACTACAACCCACTGCCCGATCTGATCGTGAACAATGTGGAGATCGAGATGCCCGACGATCTGCGGGCCAAGTACGACAGGCTGGAAAAAGAGTTCTTCCTCGTGCTCGACAGTGGCAAGGAGGTCGAGGCGTTCAACCAAGCGGCGCTGACCAACAAGTGCTTGCAGTTCTCCAACGGTGCCATGTACCCGATTGCCGGGATGCCGCTGTGGGAGCCTGTGCATGACATGAAGCTGGACGCGCTGGAGGACGTCATCGACGAGGCGCAGGGTTCACCGATCCTGTGCGCCTACGCCTACCGGTCTGACGCCGAGCGGATCATGGAGCGGTTCAAGGCGCTGCGCCCAATCAACCTGACCGAGTGCAAGAGCGAGGCGTCCTTGACCAACGCGATGCACCGGTGGAAGACTGGCGACTGTCAACTGATGATCGGCCATCCGGCATCAATGGGTCACGGCATTGACGGCCTCCAGAAGAACGGTCACATCCTCGTGTGGTATGGCCTCAACTGGTCGCTGGACCTGTACGAGCAGTTCAACGCCCGAGTGCGCCGTCAGGGTCAAGGTGCCCCGGTCATGTGCCACCGCATCCTGATGCAGAACACACTGGATCAGGCGCAAGCACTGGCCCTCGATGAGAAGGCCACAACACAAGCAGGACTGCGCAATGCAGTCAAACAGTATCGTCAATCCAAAGGAGTATGAACATGAGTTACGCAGAAGTCGAGATGAAGGTGGTGCAGTGGGGCGAGGTCCGGGGAATTGTGCAGAACGCCACCGCGATGTCGCAGGCCATCAAGACCTTGGAGGAAACCACGGAACTGTTGGATGCCATCAACAAGAAGAATCTTGATGAAGCCAAGGACGCCGTGGGTGACATCGTGGTCACGTTGATCATGGTGTGCGCGGTCCTCGACATCAATCTGGTGGACTGTCTCAAAGGTGCTTACGCTGAGATCAAGGATCGCAAGGGCTACCTCACAAAAGAAGGTGTGTTCGTCAAAGAAGTGTGATACACTTGTGTCACACCAACCACCAAAGGAGTAATCGTGATCCGTGAACTGTATGACTGGGTGAAGAACATCTACACAACCCCGAGTGCTGAAGCCATCGCACTACGGGAACTGGAGGAGTCCAAGCGCAGGCTGCTGGAGGCCCAGACAGCCCGTGAGTATGCCGACTCGATGTGCAAGTTCCACGAGGCCAAGATCAAGCGTCTGACGGTTTACCTGCACAAAGCCACCGAGGTGCAGGCATGACATGGCCTTTCCCGCCCCAGGTGGCCCGGTGCCCTGGACATCCAAGCAGATTAAAGAATACGAGCGTCAGCAGCGTGAGCAAGCACCGGAGGCACCATTTTGAGTACCTTTGGTCATGGAAAACTGGTTGCTGGCGCTGATCGGCTGGCTGATTTGGGTGCCGCTGCTTTACTTGCTATTGCGGGCGTAGAACAAGGTGCGGTCACCGAACAGATAGAACCCCACGGCAGCGGCAAAGTTGTCCACTGAGTCGCTGGATTGACCGTTCATCTTGAGTGCAGCCCATGTGCCCAGCACGATCATGGCGACAGCAGGGCGCATGAGGCGCACAGCAGCTTCGACCCACTGGTACGAGGGGTTGGTGCCCCCGGCATCGTTCATCGCCTTGAACATGTCCAGATCAAACTGGCGCATCTTGACGTACTCGTCCACGTTGACCGGCTTGTAGGTGTCGGTCTGGATGAACCGCCCGATCAGGGATTTGCCCAGATCGACGGCCAGCGGGCCAAGGGCGGCAAGAATGGTCAATGGGTCCATCATGGGTACTCCTTGCGACTCAACTCGAAGTGCGGGCCGTCCTTGAAGGTGCGCCAGTCCCCACCCCAAACGATTGACACGCCCAGTTCCTTGGCGGCGGTCTTCATGGCTGCGGCAATCTGATGGTACAGGGGCCACGACCAGTCCACCTGATCGTCCACCCATGCGCCCAGATCGACGGCGTGGCCGGTGATGTGCCGACTGTTGAGGGTCTGACTGGCCCCGGACTCCACGAGGCGTTTTTGGCGCATCGGGTCACGCAGACCCTCCAGCACGGTGAAGTCCACCGTCGTAATCTCGATGGCCCGCTCGACTACCTTGACCAGATCGGGGTGAACGCCTTTGAGGCGCATCTGGGATCGGGGGGCGAGTTTGAACATGGTTAGCTACCTTTCCAGTGGCTGATGATGAACCCGATGAAGCCTGACACCGCTGACGCCACGGTCATACCGAACCATAGACCACCTCGACCCTTGTTGGCAAGCGCGATCAACTCGTCAAGCTGGCCTTCCATTTTGGTGATCTTGCGATCCATGTGCTGAACACGCTCCCATAGGACACCATATTTCACGGGGTCGATTTCACCGTTCTGGAACTCCACCATCTCTTACCTCACAAATTCGTTTTCGACATTGCGCTCCGGTGCCAGCATGTTGACGCCAACAGCAGTGCCACCTGTAACTGTAGCGCGGGCTGGTGCGCTCCATTTTGACGGGTCACCTATCAGTTGCAAAACCTTGTTACGTTCGGCAGCGGGCAACGACTCCAGCAGGTTCGCAGCACCCTCGGGGGTCTTGAGTGCTTCGGTCAGGGTCGCCATCGTCTTCTGACCGATCTTGTTCTCCAAGATGTTCAGCGCCTTGTTGGTCGTTGCGGCCACGGCACTCAGGTAAGACGGCAGACGGAACTTGCTCATGTTCTGGAGCAGCAGTTCCTTCAGGGCAACCTGACCCCCCTCGACTTGGGACTTTATGTTGGCGTTGCGCAGAACCTTGGACGCCTCGGACTGCAAAGTGCCCAGCGTGTCTTCAGCCAACTCGACAGCGATGTTGTACTTGCCCGGGCCGAGAATCTTTTCCATGGCTTCGGGCGACTCGTTCTGCACGAGGCGCACGAACGCATTCTTGTCAGTCTTCCACAGTTTCAACGCCTCGCCGGTCAACTGCTTCTCGGCAATCTTCTGGGACAGCTTGGCGTGTTCCTTGAGGTAGTCACGGTAGCCTGCACCACCCGCCGCCTCGATGGCATCGTCGATCACCGGCTTGACACGGCTCAGAACGCCAGCGGCGAGGTTGCGCTGACTGGTGGCGTCCATGCCCGGGCGAAGCTGCTGAATCGCGGCATTGACCGAGTTCTTGCGAATGGCGTCGAGGGCGCGGGCGTCGATGATGCCGCCACTGTTGGTCCACTTGGCGATGTCGTCAGCCACGTTGCGCAACGAACCCAGCAGCACATCGTTGCCAGCAAACTCAGGGTTACTCGACACAGCCTTGAGGCTGCGCACCAGCGGTTCTCCTTCGAGGGGTTTGATGCCCACCGAGCGCAGAGCGCCAGCAGCCTGCTCGGCAAACCGAGCACCTTGACCCAGATCAAGCGATGCCTGCGCGGCCTTGTTCGACCACTCGTTGAACGCCTTCTCGGCCAGTTCCCCGCCGTACGTGTACTTGGTCAGACCGACCGGTAGATCGCGCTTGATCGGGCTCAGACGGGCGCTGGCGTTTGCCAGATCACCGAGTTCCATGAGGCGGCGAACCTCCTGCACCTTGGCAGCAGCCTGTTCACCGAGTTCAGCCGATAGACCTTCCAGACGGGCGACTTCTTTACCGAGGTTGGCTCGGGTGAGGGCGCTCTCGCGCATCGGGCTGGTGATGGAGCGGGCAGCTTCTTTCGCAGCCTCCGTAGTGCCCCGGGCCTCGGCCGCAGTGGCACCACCGGCCAAGCGCGACAGGGCGTTGAGGGACACGTCACCTTGAGACTTTTCCAGCGCCGACAGGAAGCGCGGATCACGCTTGGTTGCGCGGTCGATCAGAGCCTGCCATGTCGGACTGTTGATGTCAGCGGTGGCCTGCGCGGCACTGACACCTTGGCCCTGCGATGCCTTGAGCGCGTTGAGCACTTCGGGCAAGTCCGGGCCGAGGGCGTTGCGGGCGATGTCCGCAGCCTTGTTCTTGGGAATCTGGCGCAGGTCTGCCAATTTTCCAACACCCTTTTGGATCAGGGGGCCAGCGACTCGACCACCGGCTTCAAAGGTGGCACCTTCGAGGATGTTGCGCACCGGCTCGACGACCTGTGCAGCGCCTTGGCGCGGAGCCTTGCCACCGATGTACACGTCAGCCAGTTCAAGGGCTTCCTTGGCAATCCCGTAGCCCAGACCAGCGCCGCCCACGGCACCGGTTGCGGTTCCCACGGGGCCGAGCGCAGTGCCAGCAGCGCCACCCAGCAGAGCACCGCCACCAGCACCCAACGCTTCAACGGTCGGTGCAACAAACGGGCGAATTCTGGAATACAGGCTGGCGTCTTGCCGAGCGCCCGGGATGCCCTCGGGCGCAACGGTGCGCGGGCGCAAGGACTCGGGCAGTTGCGGTGCAGCAGGTTGACTGAGCGCGGGCAACTGGGCTTGGATCAGCGACTGCGCCTGCTCGGGCGTGGTGCCCTCGGGCACCTCAAACCGGCCGATGCGACCATCGGGTAGCTGGACTCGGGCGATAGGCATTATTCAAACCCCAAGAACTTGACACCGCCTGCTGCTGGCGCAGCGGAAGCGGCGGGTGCTGCACCACCGGCGCGGGCAGCGCGAGTCTGGGCGTTTTGAACACCCTTGCGGATCACGTCTTGCAGGTCCATCGCGGCGCGGATAAATTCCTTCTCGTCCGTCGAGGTGGACATCCGGTTGATGGCGTCCGTGCCCTTCTGACCTTCTTTTTCCGTGATGGCACCGCCACCCTTGAGCGACTCGAAGGCTTCGAGGAACGAGGCACCCTTGACCTGGTCGAAGCGGGACATGAAGCCCGCAGCATCTGTGCCCGGGATGAACCGAGCGCCCGGGAGCCAAGTGGCACCCACGGCATTCTGGAAGCCGGGATGGGGCTTTTCGCCTTTGAGCAGTTGACCAGTCTTGGAGTCGCGCTTGCCGATCAACTCGTCGATCAGGCGCACACCCTCCTCGGCACGACTGATGACTTTGGGCAGCGCCTGCACCGCAGCCACATCGCCTTCTGCCGCCTTTTGTCCCACAACACGGGCAGCAGCCATACGCTGCTGGAACCCGGGGTCGGCATCCCGACGAGCGTTCTCCTCCAGCACGGCAACACGGCGACCCTCGAGGCCGATGCGCAGACCCTCGTTTCTGATGCGCTCGGCTTCCCCGGGAGCCATCGTTTTCTTTTCGGTGCCGATGGTTTTGAGTTCCCCGGTGAGCGGTGCAAAAGTGCGCGAAACCACTTGACCACCGAGGTCTGTGGTGGACAGTTGCGGTTTGTTGAGCTCCATGAACTTCTCGGTGCCCAGCTTCGACTCGTTGATCAGTCGGGCAAGGCCACCAGGAGTCTGGATCAGTTGGGCGATGCGCCCACGGGACTGATCGGCCGTCACACCACGAGCAGCCAGCGCAGGCCCGATGATCGGGTCTTTGTGGTTGGCCTCGTGCCATGCGATGTAGGCTTCGGCAGCACCGGGAGCGTTGGGATCCAGCGTTTCAAGGAATCCACGGGAACGCTTGAGCGCGGCGTCCAGCACCTCACCCTCGGTCTTGGCTTGTGTCAGGCGCTGAGTCTTGACTTCACCGAGTTTCTTCTCGATGTCGGGCAGCTTGGAGCCGTAGCCACCGGAGGCCAACGAGGTGCGCAGGCGATTGATGTCCACATCGCCAGTCTGCGGGTTGTAGGCTTCAGCGTAGGCGCGGTTCATGGCGTTGGTGGCCTCTTGCTCACGCTCGGCCTGACGCATCTGCAACTGAGCCAGCGCATTCTGCTGCTGGGCACCTTGAATTGCCATGACACGACCATACTGCGCCAGCGGGTCTTGGAGCTCGATGCCCTTGACGCCAAGAGCGATTGCTGGATTGACAGCCATGTTGACTCCTTACCCGATGTTGGCCGTGTACGGCACTTCATACGAGGGGTATGTCGTAGCGGGTGCAGCCGCTGGCGCAGCGGGCCGTAGTGCGTTGAGCATCTGCTGACCTTGGTAGTAGTTCAAACCGGTATTCAGGGCACCGGTAAGCGCGTTGGCTTGACCCACGTACCCCGAGGCGCGGGCAGCGGCACCACTGGTCATCATTTCACCCACGTTGGACGCCATTTGTTGCCCCGATTGGCCGATCTGCTGCGCAGTCGTCTGACCCACACCCGCAAGAGATTGAAGCGGTTGCAGACGTGCTGCCCGCTCGGTCTGGTAGCGGTTGAATGCGTTGGTGTATTCCTGCGAGGCGAGGTCTTGGCCGAATCGCTGGATGCCCTTGAGCGTGGCACCCGAGAGCAGGCCACCACGGGCCGCAGCCGACCGTTCCAGCGCCTTCATGCCTTCGGACATGCGGAAGCCGTAGCCGGGGTCAGCTTGGAACTGCTGCATCCCAAATTGCTGGTAATCCGTCAGCGGGATCAGCTTGTTGAGCGCCTGTTCACCGGCTTTGCGCCACGGTTCTTGCAACTCAACGCTTTCGCGCCACTGTTTGTATTGAAGATCAGCAGCACGATCTGCGGATGCAGCCTGCGTCGAGGCCGCATCGCCTGCGGCCATGCCGCCAATAACTGCACTGCCGACAACGGCACCAGCAACCCAAAAAGTCATGGCTGCACCTCGATTTCTGTGTGTTTGACCTGATTACCGAGACTGTACATCGAATCGGGGTCGCTCTCAACCAGTTCGGTTTCGGCGTCCTCGACGGTTTTTGCCTCGGTGGTGTGGAACGTCATGCAAAGCGTGTCGGTTACTGCGTAAACAGCCCGTTTTGTCCCGGGTTTACTTTGGAACAAGTGAGGCCCGGTGACCTCTTGCACATTTCCCTCACCGTCTGTAATCGCAACGGTTCCAGACACGATGAGATAGAAGTGTTCTTTTTTGTGGACTGCGCCAACCACCAACACCCCGGCATGACGAAACACTTCGCGGCAGTACATCCCACCGTGAAAATAGTGCTTCGTCTGGGGTTCGTATTGCGGCAGCTTGGATAACTCTTGCTGCAAGGTTTCCACCTTCTGCCGCATCATTTGCGGCGGCGCAACCTCGAACCCCTTGCCGTAGGTGACGGTCATGTTCACCGGGTCACCTCACGGCCGCTGACGCGCATGTTGATGGCGCTGGCGGTTCCGGCCAACGTCGAAATGAAGTCGCCGGGGTTGAGCACTTGGCCCACCAGTTCGGGGAACGTGTAGACCTCAGACGGTTGGAGCGTTTTGGTCTTGGTAATCAGGTTCTGGTTGCCAGCGGACCCGGCAGTCGTGACCAAGTTGACCGAGATCGTGGCAGCGGTGGCGCTGTAATTGGTCGCGGTGAACTTGTCGATGATGGTCGTCACATTGGTGGCCGTGTACTGCGTGGTTTGCACATTTTCGACCGTTTTTGCAGGGACGATGTTGCGGACAATAACTGTCATTTTTGCTCCTTAGACCGCCCACATGGGTAGCCAATAATCTACACCTGAGATAGTGATCTTTGTCCACGTATTTGTAGACGCTACCGAACCAGTAGGCAATAGGCCAGAAAACGTAGCGGCATTTGCGCCGCTGACCGTGCTGGCACCAAAAGGACTCGAAGCGCCTGCCGCAGCTATCGTAATGGCACCGGCTCCGTTGGTAATCGTGATATTACTACCGGCAGTCAATGTAGATTTTGCAAACCCAGTGCCATTACCGATCAAAAGTTGGCCGTTGCTAGCCGAACCTAGTGCGTTTATGGCGGGTACGTTTTCCCACCGTTGTTGCGCCGAATCGTATTGGAGTACATCGCCGTTGGCAAGCCCACTGATTTCGACGTTGGAGTCAGTTTGACCGAGCGCCGAACCGAACGTGGGACGAACGAACAAAGTGCCGTTCGTGGCCGCATGGACGACAGACGCCACGATGACCTTGGGATTTGGCGCAGTGGGCACGTTCTTCGTCAAACCGCCTGCAACTGCTGGGTTGTAGTACAAAATCTGCCCATCCACCCATGCCTCAGCGCCGCCCGTCGTGTTGACGCCGCGCACCTCGCCGAACCAAGTCACATAGCCCCAGCTATTGGTGGCAATGTTTTGGGTGGCGACACCCATGATGTGTTCACTTTGGGTCGATGTCAAACCGGTGGCCGGGGCGCCTTTAAGGCCACCTGACGCACCCAATGAACCAGTGAACATAACCACTTGACCGTTGGTGATGGTTGAATCAGCCTTGATGCGGTAGTAGGTTTCTTCACCGATCTGCTGAATGACGCCGCCAGTGTCTTCCATGACCAATGCCAGCGTTTTGGCTCGGTCGGCGTTGTCCCAATACAACGTCCCGTTGGCCGCAGCGCCAGTTGGAAAACCTTCTGGTGCGGTACTAAACTGCACCCAAGGTACGTTGTCTTGCTGAAGTTGGCTCATGGTGCCTAACTCAGGTCGAGGAAGTATTTGCAGTTCTTGTTGAACAAAATCCACCGCAGTTTGCAATTCTGCCATACCCGATGTTGGCATCGTTTCAGTAGCTTGCGCAAGCGCTTGCAATGCGGCGTCATATGATGCCAACAACGAACTGACATCAGGTGCTTTCTTCAAGTCGTCTGCACCTTGAGCGGTCGTAAAAAGCGACAAAAAGAACATGTACCACGACCGATCAATCAGTCCGGTACGGGCGTCAATAAACGGCACCCGAGGCGGCGTGATCGGCGTGGGGTTTGCGATGTTGTTAGGCATTTGTCGGACTCGCAATCAGTTCGGCGCCCATGATCGCAATCTTCACGGGGTCGGTGCCGCTTAGTTCGTATACTCGGTCGCGCAGCTTCATGGTCATACCCAAACGCCGCCAAATGGCGCGGCGATAGAACTCACCGATCTTGCCGATGCTGACCCAATGTTCGTTGGACCACGTATGACCGCCATCATCGGACCAGCGCAGCGTGACCTGCGGGTCGCTGCCTTGGCCGAGATTCAGCCCCACACCGGTTTCCAGATCAAGCTGAAGGCTGTGCTGGGCACTACGCTTGAGGCTGTTCTGGCCGGTGGGTATCGCCCTCCACGACCGCAGCCACTTTTGGATGCTGCCGTTGTCCGAGAAGTCATCAAGGTCGAAGGCATAGATGTTGGCGTTCTGATAGTCGCCCACCAGCACCTCGCTGTTGAAGAACACTTGGCAGTTGCTGCGGTGACGGGTGAACTCGCCGTTGGCAAACCCGGCCCGCTCGTGCCACGCCTGAGTCGCTACATCGTAGACCCATGTGGCGTTGGCGCTGGGGAAGATCAGCACATAGAAGCTGTGACCGTCCTGCTGGTAGGTGTAACCGATGGCGTCCGACAGGTTGCCGTACTGCTGGATTTGCCACTCGATTGCATGGGTTGAGATGCGCTGGCCCGTGTAGCCGTTGGCCCGGTAAACGATACCCTGACCCCGGGCGTCCTGCCCCAGCCAGAACAGACCGTTGTCCATCTTGGCAATCGAGTACGCCGCCACGCAGCCAAGTTCGTTGAACGCGCCTTGGATGCGGGAAAGGGGGAAGTCAGCGTTGCCGCTGTTGTACCAAACCTCGACCGAGTTGGTCCCGTAAACCCACACCTCGCGGTGATCCACGATGATGCCGACCACGCCGTCCGGGGAGCCTTCGGCCGAGGCAAAGTCCAGCGGGTCCACGCTGGTGCCGTCGAGCAGGCTCGTGATCCAGATTTTCTGGCTGTTCGGTTCGTTGAACACGAAGTAGCCGTCCAGATAGCCCACGGTCACCGCGCCCGGGAAGTCGCTGTCCGTGATCTGCTGGAACACGTTGGTCTGGGCGTTGTAGATGTAGCTGGGGCCGTTGCAGGCCACGAACAACTGGGTGCCGTTGTCGGCCATGCTGACTGGACCATCGACGCCAGATACCGTGCCGAGAGTGGTCACGGTGTAGTTCGAGGTGACCTTGTACAGCTTGTCCCGGCTGACCACGTACATGTTGCCGCCGTAGGCCCACAGACCACGGATCGGCCCGAGGCCCACCGACACCTTGAACTTGAGGCCGGGGGCGCGGTTCAGGAACGCAGGCTCCTTGCCACCCTCGGGGATGATCTCGGGGAACAGGTTGACCATGCGGGCATCCGCAGCGTTGACGCTGCGGGCCACATAGGTAGAGCCGAGGATGGGCGTCTTCATCAGAAGTTCCCGGCGTAGATGTTGAACCGCTGCCTGTTCGCCACGACACCGTAGGGCAGGCTCATGATGTCATTCGGGTTGTTGATCCGCTTGAGGTTGCGCTTGCTGGTCATGGCGATGCGCTGGACCTGCGGTGAAGGCTCAACACCGAACTCAGGGGCAATCTCCATCGCCAAGTTGTAGGTGAAGGCCCGCATGTACCCGGGCGGGAAGTGCAATTCGGTCGCCAGTGTGGCTGGCTGCGACAGTTCCTCAACCGAGATGAAGTGCCACTCAAGCGTCTGGGTCGGCTTGGGGTAGATGAACATCTCGACGTTGGGGAACGTTTCGTTGACGAAGATCACCTGCGGGAAAGTGGACGTAGCCGTCTTGACCGCGATGCCGTTGTACTGGTCTTGGTTGATGAACTTGATGCCATACGACACGCCGCTGGGGGCGCGGTAGTACGTGGCGTCATCGAGCAGCACAGGGCGGTTACCCACAAAGTCACCAGAGGGACCAAGGGTGCGGCGAATCTCGCCTGCGGGCCAACTGAAGACCTGATCTTGGGTGGCGTAGACCGACAACCGCTCGGTGTTCCACGAGTCGATCATCTGGTTCATCGCCAAAAGTGCGTCTTGACTGGTCGCCGCTGACGGAGTTTCACCTTCGGCCAGAACACCGAGCAGGCGCAAGGCTCGATTGATCTGATCGCCTGCGGTGTACGTAGCCATGTCATTTTCCTTCGGATTCGTCGCTTGCCGAAGTCAGAAAAGACGGGACTTCGTTGGGCTGTTCGATGGTTGGTTGGGTCACTTTGCGAGTCAGCTTGTTGCGCTTGGCAGGTGCTTGCTCGACAGGTGCCGCTTCTGTCGGTTGTTCGACGGGCGTATCAGGATTGTAGCGCGTCCAACCAAGTTTTTCATCATGTTCAATCTCTTGCTCGTTGGTGGCAACTTTGGCACCGTGAACAGGATGCACGAGGACTACGTTCATGTGAAATCTCCATGTGAAAACGGGGCCGAAGCCCCGTTTCGTTTTTGCTCAAGATTTAGGCAATCTTGTACACCGTCCAAGCACCATCAGCGGTCTTGCGGAACCGGAAGGCGGCGCTGGAAGTGATGGCGACTGCAACAAAAGCATTGCCACCATCGGTCAGACCGGTGGCGGTTGCCAGAGTAACAGTACCAGACGAAGTGCCCACGTTGACCACGTTCAGGTCAAACGTGCTGCCAACGGTGGCGTTGGGAACAGCAGCGTCGATCTGAGCAGCGGTCGGCAGCGTGTAAGTTGCGGCCGAAGTCGAGGGGTTGGCAACCAGCATACCGCCAGTGATCTGGGCAGCAGTCAGAGTGGCCGTGGAGGTAGCGGTCTGAGGGGCGGCAAAAGCGCCCATGATGGTTTCTTGACGGTTGCCCGCACCAACTTGATAACCGCCTGCGCCGTTAGGGAGAGCCATGATGATTTCCTTTGAAAAAATGAGTTCAGAAAAGAGGGGCCGAAGCCCCTCGGTTCAGATCAGCCCCACATGCGGCAGGCCATCTGCGGACGGATCGTGTTGTAGCCGTACAGCACGTCAACACGGCAGGGCATCCGGTCGTTGTTGATGTCGTACTGGCGAACCACACGCAGGCTGATGCCGTTGTGAACGGCACGGCTTGCCATGTCCACACCTTGCGGCAGGAGCAGGTCGGCGGTGGCGAACGCGATGGCGTCACGGTGGTAGGCAAGGTTCTGAGCGTAGGTCAGGCCCGAAGCGCCGACGAAGGTCACGGCCTTGCTGTTACCCGGCAGACTCACGACAGTTGCCAGAGCGTTGCTGCCAGAGTACATCGGGGCCACGGTGATGTTGCCTTCACCGCTGGAACCCAGAGTCACGTCAGCCAGAGCGACGAACTGGAACAGTGCGCCGGTGGACTCGCGGGTCTGGGGGTTGGCAGCAAAGCAGCCGTCCACGGTGAACACGTCACCAGCCTTCACGGTGGCACCGTTGCCAGCGCCGGTGATGGCGATGGTGGTAGCACCTTCGGCGGTCACAGCGGCAGAGGTCGTGCCGCCAGTAGCGGTACGGGTGCCCACGGTGAACGCCTTGATGGACTGGCTCATGTTCACTTCGTCGTAGCCCAGAACCTGCTCACCCATCATGCCGTTCTTGAACTGGCGGGAGATCACGTCTTGGGGGTTGAAGAAGCCGGACAGGCCGTTGACCAGCGCAGCGTTGGCGGCGGGGTTCACGGTCAGGAAGCGCGGGGCCATCGTGGCAGCGTTCTCGTTCAGCTTCTGCTGGGCTTGCAGCATCACCAGAGCGGTGCTGGGGGCCGAGCCGGGGGTGCCGACAGAGTTGCCGATCTGCTTGAATGCGTTGGCAACGTCAGCGTCCACGGTGGAGGCCAACTGGCTGATACGAGGCTTCAGCACACGCTCTGCGAAGTCGTCCAACTGCATGGTCAGTTCGGCAGAGGTGAAGTTGATGCCAACGTGCTTCTGCGAGGCCACGGTCAGGGTGGTGTACTGCTCGTTGTCGTCCTGTGCTTGCAGGGCGGCCCCGTCAGTCACCAGAGCGCGGTCGGGCAGACGGATACGCAGGGTCGAACCGATCTTGGCACCTTCGACAGCGAAGCTGTCGTCGTACTGACGGTTCACGTTGCGGGTGATCACAAGGTTGTTCTCCAGAATTTCCAGAGATTTCCGAGTGATCATGTCAATGGTAAGAAGGCTGTTTGCCATGATTCAGAGTCCTATTTAACGGTTGCGGAGTGCCTGTGCTTTGGCGATTTGTCGTTGACGCTCGGCCGCAATCCATTCCGATGCGCTCATGGTCTGGGTAGACCGAGGATCGGTGGTGTCAATGACACCGGGATTCACAGCGCGGGCGCTTACCGGGCGAATCGGTTCGGGCGCAGACGTTGTTTTCTTCTTGGGAGGTTCGGCACCAAGTTTGGCTTCGATCTTCCCAATCTCACGCGCTTGCAAAAGCGGCGACAGACGCGAGATGCGATCAGCTTCTTTCGGGTTGCTGCCCAGCCAATAAGCCAGATCAGGTCCAATGTCGGACGCCTTGATTGTCTCGGCCATCACATCGGTGACTCGAAGCTGCGGGTTGTAGGCGACTTGTTCAAAGTCGTCGTACTTGCCACGGGCTTCTTCCTCACGCTCTGCGTAGGCGTCTTCAATCTGAGCGCGTTGCTTTTGGAGTTCGCGCTGCGCGATCAGTTCTTCGGCCTTCCTGACGGCCAGTGCTTCCGCATAGGCTTCAGGGGACTCAAACTGGTCCGCTGGCGGGAGTTCCGCTGGCACCGACTGCCGCGCTTGCATTTCTGCTTGCTTGGCTTGCTGCTCACGTTCCCACTTACGTTGCTCTCGTGCGAGGCGCTTGCCGATCATCGCATCAAGTTCGGCCTGAGAGAACTTCTTCTCCTCGGGTTGCTCGTTGCTCTGGTCAGCGACTTCCGGCGCGTTTTGTGCCTGATCCGTGGTGGCCGTCACCTCGGGGGCTGGCGCGGAGTCTACTTCCGCTAGGTTTTGGACTTCATCAGTCATTTCATGTTCCATTGGAACCCCGGTCTACTGGGCCGGTACAGTTTTTAGATTATGCGCTAAGAATGCGCTTGTCAATTACTTTGCGACCCAGCCGGTGTTGCCAGTACCGGATTCTTTGACGTAGAGTGTTGTGTTGGCACCCCCCCCCATCAGTACGAGTAAACAACGACCCAATAGGCGCGGTCACTGCACCCTCTGGAGTGTCAGTTCCACAGCGCCATAGGATGTTGTTGCGCTAGTAAGTTGAGAAATTTTTTTGGTCAGCCATTTTGGTTCCTTAATGAAAAGCAAAATTGCTTTCAATGCACAATTTCGTAAAACACGGTCGATGTGTCAGTTGCGCTTGTTGAATTGATTCTGAAAGACATGCCGTTGACGATGTCGCTAACTGACAATTCTCCAAGTGTCCCACCGGCAGTACCACGACTTACAATTATGGTGTCACCAGTGCGCACTTCAGCCGTGATTACAGTCACAGAACCTGCGGTCAATGTTGCAGTACCCTGCACCTGCTCTACCCCCAACTGATTGAATCGTCGCTGGGTGTAAAGATTCGACCCATCGGTATCATAAAATAACCCCGTGGTTCCGCTCGCAGTGTTGTTCATCAAAATAAGTTTATAACAACCGCGAATGTAATAATCAACCGTACATGACTGTGTGATGTTCTGCTCAATCTGCGTAACCAAAGTGCGTTTGACTTGATTTACAGAGATGGTGACACCGCCACCACCACCAGCACCAGTCCCACAAATTCTGTTATCTCGAATTCTCAAAGGCCCACAATTACCCGAATACGGTGCAAGCGGGCCGGGTGAGTACGCAATCATAAAAGGATTACCGACGTAAATTGGATATTGAGAGTTGCCCTCAACAACCAAATTTTCCATAGCGGAATTGGCTTGAGTACCGTACACCGACGTTATGGTGGGAGAGTCGGTATTTCCAATAAACTGCATGAGTGACGCATATCCTCGCAAATCATTATCGCGAATTGACACGTTTTGATATGGACCGCTAACCTGAATTCCAAGTTTAGCACCAAGAATGATGTTATTGTGGACTTGGACATTTATGCTTGGCAGTCCCCAATCGTAGTTAAAAATACCTACACAAATTGCTTGGCGATTGAATTCGTCATCGAAAATGTTATTGCACACCATTACGTTACGGGTGCCCACATTAGCAGTAGCTGGGGGGCCACCAACATAAAAACCTTCAACAGAAAGCATGGTGTGCGCGCTCTCACCAACGCCAGAATGGTGAACGTAATTGCCCTCGACTCGCCCGCCCCAGCAAGCAGACAACCGCATAAATTGACCCAATGTGTTTTTCGATCGGTTATTACGGATTGTCACATTGTTAGCGTCATAATACTCGTCAATTACGGCCAACCGATGACTTCCCGCATTGCTGCGACCGCAATACTCAAAGTTGCAGTCTTCAACATTGGCACGAGTGCGGACGCCAGACATTACGACACCGCAAACACCATAATCGGGACCACCAGGGTTTGCGTTAACAAAAGAACAACGATACACTTCCACAAACCCAATAGTTCCTGTGGAAATATGCTCAGTAGTTTGATTTTGATTTTGAACCGGTGAAGTAAACGCGCAATCCTCTACTTTAACTCCACCTGCTATAACAACACGCACAGCGTTCGTGTACAGATTTTTAAAGCGGCAATCACGGACTTCGACAGTGCCAACGCTGCCGATATTACCATTGCCAAAAATTGCTACATTGTATACGTTAGGATAATCAGCAGGTAAGTATTGCTGAACAGTGCCAAACATCAAATCAAAGTCAAACCCGAAAAACCGCATTTTGTCCGTGCCGCACACGTTGAAGTAACTGCGGAGACGGGTGGATCCGCCTTTGATGGTTGCGCCGTAACCGAACACGTCGATTTGCGATTTACCGTTGAACAAAATTTCGGCAGACAGTTTGTACGTACCCGGGGGAAACGTCAGATTGTCACCAACGCTCAACGCAGTCACCGCTGCCTGAATGGCGGCAGTGTCGTCTGTGGTGCCATCACCAACAGCGCCATAGTCTTTGACGCTGACGGTTTGTTGCAGCTTGGCTTCGACAGTCTGCGAAAACTCGGCAGTGCCGGTGCCCGAACCCGCACCTGTGGCAACAAAATGCAATCCGGGCGTGTTTGACCCGGCACCAATCAAAGTGAAATCTGTGGTGCCGACAGACACGATTCGGTACGTGTTGCCGATGACGAAGCTGCCCGCCGTAACGGTGTAGCCTTGTTCATACATGATGGAATCCGCATCATTGGCGGCAGGAGGCTGCGCTGCGGAAGGAATGTTGTCGTAAGTGCCAATCAGCACGTCTGTTGAGGTCTTCACGACAAATTTGTAACCAACGCCGACCGTCAGCCAAATCTCGCCACCAGACGGCACACGACCTGCGGCATCAAGCACAATGGGATTGGTGTGGGGAATGGTGCCAGAAAGACTGGTGTAAGTGACCAAGGGCGTGGTTGTACCGGCGGCGTAGGTGTAAATTTTTCCACCAGTCAACGGGTTACCGTTGTTGTCGAAAAATTGCTGCCCTGCACCAGCAAACAGAGAAAGCGTAACTGACATAAATTACTCCAGCAGAATCAGACCACCGTCTTATTGACCCAAGTTGTCGCCTGATTCAGTCAAAAGATTGCCCTCGGCTTGTTCGTTGCCTCGGCCACCGAACAGTGAAATGATGCCACCGAGGCCGATAGCAACAGCGTTGCGAGCAGCAAGAAAGCTCATTTGGTGTTCATCGGTTTGCAGTAGATCGTGCCACCAGCACTGATCTGGATCGCGCTGACACGCCAAATACCGCTGGTGCCGATTGGCACCTTGAATGGGATCGGGGTCATGGCCGGAATCGGGGTGCTGGCGGTCGTGGCAACAGCGCCTTCACCAACCTCGACGTAACAGGGTTGGTCAGACCAGACCATGACGCCTTCGGGACCGGCGTTCCAGCCAGTCGTGGAGCCAGCGGTGCCCGTGTAGGCCACGGACTGCGCGGGAAAGTCCGCTTTGGACAGAGGGTTCAAGAGTTCCATGTTGGCTCCTTATGCGAGGAATTTTAGCTTGTACAGAGTGGACAGGTAAAGGCCCACGATTTCGTCAATGATGTTCTGGAGAGCGGTGTCGGTCTTTTCGCAGACCTCGTAGCGCATCTTCTCGATGTCGGCCAGCGAGTTCTCAAGGAACTCGACAATGTTGGTCGTCTTCTTGGCCGACATCAGGCTGATGGGGCCAATCAAACCGTGACGGCCTTGGTAGGCTTCGGCGAACTTGTCGGCCAACTCAACCACCTCGTCGTAGAACGAGTTCAGAGCCGAGTGTTTGGCAAAACTGCGGGTGTTCAGGTGAACGGAATGCGCGACATCCCGTGCCAGAAACAACGTGCCCACGAAATCAGCGCATTTCATTCATTTCTCCTTGCTCGGGCATTTCGCCCATCTCCGGTACTTCACGCATCTCGGGCGCACCGGCAACCAGATCGCCGGTGTCCACAGCGGCTGCGATGGTGCCCATCACGATGTCCTGAATCTGCTCGGGGGTCATGCTGGCCTGCACGGCGCTGATGCGCTGTGTCTCGGCCTGATACGCTTTGACCTCGGCCTCGTACTCCTTGATGGCGAGTTCGCGCTCCCCCATCGACCGCTGGACGTTTTGCAGCATGTCGAACATGTTCTGCATTTCGGCCTGCATTGCCTGCATTTGCTGATTGGCAGCGACCAGAGCCGGGTTGTCCTCGTCGGCCAGCACTTTGGGGTCCAGAGTCTTCTGGAACCGCTTGGCGAGGTCTTGGGCACCGGGCCAGTCCATGTTCTTGACGAACAGGTCGCCAGCCACGCTCCAAAGCTGCGGGTTACCCTGCAACAGTTGAGCCATCGACTCCAGAGCCTCTTGACGCTTGGTGGCATAGCCGGGGCCGGTGATGACGCGCACATCGTACTTGCCGACAGACGGGTTGTAGATTTTGTCGATGACGATGCCTTCTTGGTTCACGATCTTCTTGACCGGTTCCTCTTGCATCGGGTTCATCTTGACGGTCGATGGTTCGCCGTCCTCGCCGATGATGCGGGCGATCCGCTCGGTGTCGTAAATCTTGGGGATCAGGTCCACCAACTGACGACCAACATGGCGAATAGCACGGGCCAGATTATCCACATAGTGATAGGTTCCTACGTCGCCTTCGCGCTGACGCGCAAGGATTGCTTTACCAGAACGCTCGTTGCTGGACATGCCCAGCGATGCGTTGTACTGACCGGTGGCTGACTTGATGTCTTCAGAAGCGCCCGCCTTGGCTTGCAGCAGGCCGCTGGAGGCCATCGGAGGCTGTGCCCGCTGGGGTAGTGGCAGGACAGCGCCTTGACCGTCTGTAACGTCTGGGTTGACCTCCAGATACGGCCAGTTCTGGGTGTTGGCCGTTTTCCATTGCTGCTCGTAGCCCTCGAACTGACCGCCGTAGCCGATGAACGGGGCTTTGGGGGCCAGCGCCAGCATCTCGGCTTCCTGCGACACCCAGTAGTTGTACATGCGCTGCGCGTCTTTGGCGTTGCGCACCAGACCGCTCACGTAGACCCGGCCGTCCACCTCAAACTCGTTGCCGACCACGCGCACCACGGGAATGTGGGAGCCAGCCCAGTCACGTTCTTCAAGGACTTCGTAGCCGTTGATCTTGCACCACTTGACCTTCTTGCGGTCGGAGGGGCGCTGGCGCAGGGGCTTGCCGAACATCATGCGCAGCGACTTGTCCTCGGGGGTGCCGTCAAAAGCGGTCACGTTGCCGGGATACAGGTTTAGCGTGGCCTTCTCGTACTCGATGTAAAAATACTCGGCGATGCGAACCGTGTTCTCGCTGATCCACTGGCTGATGGACTGGTCGCCCACACCCAAAGACATCAGAGTGTTGATTGGCGCGGCGTTGGGGTACAGACGCTCGTACTCGGCTTTGGTCAGGTCTTCCGTGATGAAGCACCAACGGGCGTCAGAGCCGGTTGGGTCTTGAATCAGGGGGTCCATGTAGACCGAAAAGCTGTTGCGGATGCGTCCGATCTTGATGTCCTGATCAAACGTGTCTTCGTCGCAGTATTCGGTCAGGATGCGGATGTAGCCTTCGCCGTAGGAGACTTGGTTCTCGCAGGCGGTGTCGTAGGCCACGTCAGCGTCAGAGATGTACTCGATGTGACGGATCACGCCGTTGTAGACCTCGGCCACCTCGACATCGCCCTTGTCGTCGGCTGGGATCACCCTGATGCCCGGGCGGTTCATCCGCTGCTCGTTGGTGATCTGCTTGACGTGCTGGGGCAGCTTGTTGATGGTCAGGCAGGGGCGGGCGTTGATGGTCTGACCTTGCACGGCCCCACGGGTCTGAAGCACGTCAGCGGGCCACTGCCACTGGTTGTCCGGGGAGCCTGCGTAGAACCGCAGGTCGTCGAGTTCACTCTCGCGTGTCTCGGAGAAGGCCGAGATCGCCATCGTCATGCGCGAACGGGCGACAGTCAGGATGTCCTCGGAACCGCCTTTTGACGGGTACGGGCCGTTCTTTGCCACATTCGCTGCGGCCACGATTCCGGTTGTGTCTTTCATGCGTCGAATACTCCGAGGGTGTGTGCCTCTCGCATCACGAGAAGGTCTTCACCTTCCCATTGTAAGTCTTGACCGATGGAATCTCCAAACAGCACCCGGTCGCCCACTTTCACGTCCTTGGCGTCCGGGCCAGCGGAAATGACCACACCAGTGCCGGTTTGCTTCTGTCGCAGAATGATGAAAAGGTCGTGTTTCTCCATGTCGGGACGCACGATCAGGCAGTCTTGGGTGGCTTGCAATCTCATTTTTTGGACTTCATCGGGGCTTTTTTTGGCTGCTTCGCGCTTGACGCTGTACGCAACGGCAACGGTCTGTTTTTGGGGTTTCCGGCCTTGATTTCAGCCTTGACGTTCTTGCGGAACGCCTCTTTGGAGGTGGATTTCACGAGTGGCACATTAGGCTCCCATCCAAGATGTAAAAACGGCCCCGTTCTGCGCGTTGCGCCGCTGGGTCGTGCGTTCGTTGTACTCCCGATGTGCAACAGGGAAAGCGAAAGTCACGGCGATGGCGTCAGCAGCATCTGGCGAGGCCAATCCACGGGCTTTCATTTCCTTCTTGCCCTCCAAGAATATGGTGCCTGCCGAGTTGGGCTTCTTCATCGGGCCGACCAGATCAGCCTTCAAAAGCCTGTCCTGCGGCAAACTGGCCGACTTGAGCCAGTCACGCATGGCTCCCCAAATCTCGGCGCGTTTGTTGCCCCACATGATCGGGTTTTTGGCTTTCCAGCCAAAGTTCACCCCGCGCACTTTGTACTTCTGCTCGGTCAATCTGTCAAGGATGCCGTAGCCCAGACCACCCTCGTCGATGACTGTCAGGGCTGGCCGGTACTCCTCGATGGCGTCGATGACGTGGCCCACGGTGGTCATGGTGTCGTCACCCCGGAACCGCTTGATCGCCACGATGTCACGCCCCCGGCGCACAGCAATCACGGTGGAGTCCATGCCGCCCCGGGCAGGGTCCACCCCGATGATCACGGGCGCGGTCATGTCTTTCCACTGGTCGCGCTTCATGGCGTCATCGACGAGGTGGGGTGCGATGAACTGGTCTTGGCCGGACTTAGGGAAATCCCCATAGACTTCCACCCGGGCTTCGTCAGAGTCCTCGCCGTACTCCTCGATGATCTGCTGGTAGATCGACTTGTCGGTGCCCTCGACTGTGCGGGCGTCGATTTTCTCGGACTCCCAGAAGTCGCGCTTGTTGCCGTCCACGGCCTCGTAGAAGTACCCGGTGTTGCGCCGTCCGTTGGAGAACGCGAACCAGTAGCGGTCAAGGATGTTCTCGGTGAAGAAGCCCGCAGCCACGGACCAGATGCTGTCTGGGATACCCGAGGCTTCGTCAAAAATCACCATCATGCCGTCCATGTTGTGAACACCGGCGTAGGCGTCTGGGTTCTCCTCGCTCCACAGTTTCCCCTCGGCACCCCAGTACCGGGTGCCTTTCTTGAGGTCACGCTCGACCAACTCGGTGAGCCACGCTGCGGGGTTCAAACTCGTAGCCGTGGGTTCCCACCAGTGGGCGTTGATCGCCATCGTGACCCACTTGGTGAGTTCACCCCACGTCACCTTGCGCAACTGGTTCTCGCTGTTGGCCGACACGATGACGGACGACCCGATCCGGGTTGTGAGCATCCACAGGATCAGCCACGACACGAGGGCCGACTTACCGACACCCCGGCCAGAACTGACAGCCCTGCGCAGCGCGTCAATCAGATCGCCCTCGGTCAGCTTGCCCCGGTTCTCTTTGATGAAGTCCCGGATGCGCCGCAGCGTTCTGCGCTGCCACGCCCGGGGTGCCTTGAAGTGTTCGAGTGGAGTGTTCTTCTGTCCCCACGGGAACGCGAACAGTACGAACGCTTCGGGGTCGTCTTTGATCGCGGGCGACCACAACTGCGACATCAGCAGTTGCTCCTCCTCGGGCGAGTAGCGCATCTTCTGCATCAGTCATTCTCCAATCTCGGGGTCACATCAACCACCTCGGCTTCAATCACCCGGGCCTGAGCCTGCGCCAGCGCCTCAGTGATCGAGATCGTCCCACCCACCTCGATCTGCTTCGTTTCGCCGTACCGCTTGCGATTGTGGGCACTCATGAGCCACTTGCGCGTGTCGATGCGCAGCTTGTCGCGGTTGACGGTATCAGCGGATGACGGATCAATCGCCTCCACCCCATCGGCAATCTCAAGAATCTCCCCGGCAAGGAACTCGGTGCGCATCTCCTGCGCTTCCTTGAACCGCTCGTTCCTTTGGGGGTCACGCTTGACCCAGCGCAGGAAGTCCTCATACGAGATGATGCGCGGGTCGTCTTCGATCAGGGATTGCAGGGAGCGGCCCCGGTAGATGTCCTCGATAACACGCTCGAAGATTTGCTCATATTCGAGGTGCAGCAGTTCTCTCGCGGCCTTGGTGGGCCGTGGGGGCTTGGGGTCTGGGCACGACAGCCAGTTTGGGAGTGGGGTTTCACCGGTGACAACCGTGCCTACGAACTGAGGGTTTCCTTGTTCCATAGTG